GACCTCCTCGCCTTCCAGAATCCCTTTGACGGTTGCCGCTAGAAGTTGTTCGAGGTTTACTCCGCTCGGATCCACCCTGGCGCTGAGGGCTTCCCTCGCTCCATCCCTGGTTACCGATTCTTTTGGTAACGATAAATATATTTGGTAAGCTTCGTCGATTTTTGAAGCGGGTATGAAATTTTGACTTATATAAATAAGTTTAGTGTTTTCCTTGGCCCCATAGAACAAATTCGGAACCTGCGTGGCTCTAATGTCAGATCCTGGAATCTGTTTCGATACTTCACGAGTAAACCATTGATAAAACCCTGTGTCGATAATTTCTTTTTCGAGCCCAAAAACTAGCCTGAATCTCGGCCAGTTATCTTCATTACTTGGTGAGTAATATGCGAAGCTCAGATATTTTTTACAGACCTCTAATTCAACTGCTTGACTTTCATCTAACTGTTGATCCTGAATCTTATTTCCATTCTTATCTTTACCGTCTGCTTGATTATCAACATCGATAATTAATAGACCAGCTTTTATACAACCTGTTTCGTTTTTTGCACGCTTTCCGTCGATAAGATGCCACGCACACAAGCCATAACCTTGTGTGACGTTATCTGCGATATCTAAGGTATCGCCTGTAAGGGGTTCCCAGTTCTCGTTAAAGGCTTTGAAGTTGCCGCCTGCCGAAATCTTCCCGGTTCGAGCGTTGACGTGTTTGCGAACCTCTTGATTTCGGCTGTAATGAAACTTCATCGCTGTGTCCCGCCCAGACATTGTGGCACGTCTGACCCGGCGTGGCCACCGAAAAAACCCTTAAGGGGAAGCTTGTAGATTGTAAAACTTTTTCAGGACCTCCAGCCATTGCTCTTCGTGTTTTTCGACATCGTTCTTACCGAAAGTAAATACTTGCACCGAAAATTCGGGATTGGGAGTTGAAACGATTATTTGTGTTTTGTCTATTTTTATCCCTAAACATTTTTCTGCTGCAATTTTGTACGCAGCTAGTTGTAACTGTGTCTTTTTAAGTTTGAATACTCCCGAAATTAAAGCTTTACGCAGCTGCTCGTCTAAGTTTGCGCTGGCTCTCGGAAACTTATAGCTGTAGGGACCTGCTGAGGTTTTAAAGTCCCCCAAAATAGTTTCGCCGTTTGTATCCACATAGATAATGTCGCAGCATCCTGCGTACCCATATCCTGTGATTTCGTCATAGTAATGGATTCTACCTACCCCATCTTCTCCCGTATACTGCGACCATTGCGGTTGGTTATACGGTTTTTCGGACCAGAGGACCTTACCTTCGCTAAGCAACTCCTCTAGTTTTGCAGGCATTCCCTCCCAGAACGGCAAGTATTCCCTAGGCGGTTCTACCCGTAAACCACGGATCCAATTTTCTACGGCATTATGAATCCAAGTTCCTCGTTCGGCGGCTTTGTCCGCTACGCCGGGATTCATTATGTTCCAGTGAGCCAGCTTGCGACGCGTCTCATCTGTTTGCGTGGCAGATAAAACGCTTGTTACTGATGGAAGAGGTTTAGGAACACCAGCGCAATTATAGTGTCGTAGACCGTTAAGGGTTAGTCGTGTTTGGGACACAATTTTGTGTCGAATTGAACGAATACTAACCCTTTTTTATTAAAAAGTCAGAGAAGGGTGATTAGGTGGTGTGTAGTTATCGTCGTCATCATCTTCTTCAATATCATCCTCATCTTCTTCCTCATCATCCTCGTCCACAAAGAATTCAGATTTCTGATATTCAAATTCCTTGCTGCGAGAATTCAAGTCTTCGGAGAGGCACATGCCTGCGCAAAAACTTTCAGTAACAATCTCCGCGCACTCAATGGCAGTTCGGGCTTCTCCTTCAGGGGATACGCACTCTTGCAGGAGCTGATTGGAAACCAGAAGAGAACAGATCTTGTCGAGTTTGGCATTAGTTATTGTCAGTTGATCCAGGATCGATTTCTGGAACGCTTCAAACTTTTGTGATCTTGATGTCATTCTGTGAGCGGAGGTAAAGGTTCAACGCGGTCCCAATCTAAGCCGAAGCTTACATGGGTGCCATCATGCCAGTTCTCTGGCTTTTGGAACACGAACCAGCAGCTAGTAACTGAGTCCCGTGTGCTTCCCAATGCCCGGAACTTCGGACGTGGGTTTAGCACGATCATATTACTGAGTTTGTTTTTAAGGAGAAAAGTTTTTCTGCGAGCTACAGGTTCGATAAACGAAAGGCGGTCAAGAACCGCAATCCCTTGGGAAGCGATCTGCATACCGTACTCCAGTATGTACTCGCTGTACTCTGACAGTCCTGTAGTATTTGCAATTACCCAATCGTAGTTCTTTTGCTTCTCGGATACCCACCATATTGGATCCGTTAAATTTTCTTCGCTTTCGTTTCGGGCGACAGCGTAATTGTGAGACCGCAGTTGATCGCTAAGGATCCCCAGCGGATCATGAGGAACCAACACTGTGCCTGTTATGTAAGCGTGCTTGATCAGCGCGTGGGTTACGCCGTTCGGGATGCTGTAGAAGTCCGACAAAACCTGTCGCAGTCAGGGTTTGCTGAGCTTAGCCAATCTGAGCGGGCGCGTCCAGTAAATAATGAGTATAGTAAGCACATACGCTCTTAAGATTATGTTAAATCTGGAGTGGACTACTACCGAGCAGAATTTTACGCATCAGCGCGTAATGATGGACGCTCGGAAGCTTGATAAAGATGACCTGCTAGAGGTTTTCGAAGCGATTCACCAGCAGTATCAGATCCGAGGGCACCTATTTTCTAAGTTGATTGCTTGGTGTGCTCGTAACGGCGTAGAGCTTCCTCCTTTTGATGAGCTGTTAGAACCCAACTAGTTTGATCATCCTGGGTTATTTTCATAAACCCTAAGCGGGTGACGTATTTGGATAACGTTTGGGCTTTTTCATGATCGTTAACGATTAAGACGTGATCCCCCGTGGGAATTAAATGGAGGATGGAGTAAACGTTTTGCAGGCAAGCTCGAAGCTGCTTCAAAGATTTTTTGTGTTTTTCGTTTTGCGCTCGACGTGTCCTTTTGTTGGGCCGTCTCTGGTACCAGTCGTTGCTGGCTCGCTTTGACTTATTGATAATCAGACCTAGGTTCCAGATTCCTTCTGTTATTACGCTTGCGTAGACGGAGCACCAAACGTCTTCAATTTTTGTTCGTCGCACTAGTTGTTTCACAACAAAAAAAAGGCCGGTAGTCCGGCCCTTAGGTTATTTACTTGAAGCTCAGAACTCCAGTCCGAGGGCTTTCGCCTGCTCTTCCGTTAGTTCGAGGGCCTTCTTAGCTTTTGGCGCAGGAGGCGGATTGCTCTCCTCATCATCAGCCACATCAGCAGCTTTGAGAGCTTTAGCAGGAACTCCAGCAGAAGGGAGAGATCGCTCAACAGGCGCCCCACGCGTTGCCGCAAACTGGGCCTTAATCTCCGCATGATCTGAGCCAAGTGGAAGCTCAACCAGATCCGATCCAGGAATGTGAGACTTGAGGGCGGCAGTGATGAGGTTTGTGCCCGTGGAGGAAAGCCACGCATTTACGTCTTCAATCAGCTTGGTTTCGTCATCGCTTGCTGCTGGGCGATCAGCAAATTCAAGCGCGTTAAAGTTAATCTTCGCGCCGTCAGCTCCGGTAATAGGATCCCGTTCGTTAAAACTACGGGTCACAAATTTCGTTGCTGTAACCACCGAGGCACAGTTGATTCGGTTGTTATAAAGCGTTTGGAAGTAACTAATGAAGTTCTTCTGCGACGATTTACCCGAAATCATCGAGGTGGTAACGCACCGAGGCGGAAGCAGCCTGTGGTTGGGGGAGACGCCGATATACGCGATCCTCAGGAACTCCTCCTGATTTCGCAGACCGAGATTACCGAAGTAAGGGGTAAAGCCCAACAGGATGAACTCGATGGGGATACCGTTGTCATTCTTATCGACGATTGCGCTGTCGGGGTCAACATCAGACTTCCAACGGCGTGCTTGAAGGTCGATCCTTAAAGTATGCGGGGGAACGTTGCAGAGAATTTCGTCTGCGGAAAATTGGCCTGCGATAAAAACCATGGTCGTAAATCAGAGCGAGAAATCAATAGAACCGATAGCTGCGGCTGCAACTTTACCCTTTTCAGGGTCCGCTGCCTTTTTAGGAGCGGATTTAGTCGATTTGGGCAAATACAGAATTTTGTCAACGTTGTAGTTCAGATAGCTCTTTTCGTCTTTTTCGCTAGTTGACACTTTGCCGACAGCGATGGTCGGTGTGCCGGGCGACAGTTCAGAAAGCTGTTTGGAAAGTTCCGCCCACGCAGTGAGCTTCATCCAGCAGGTCTCGGAGTTTTCGGTTTGCCAAGCGAGGGAGCGGTTGGTGACCGTCGTATCACTCAGCTCAACTTCATCAGCTTTGGGACCCAGACCACCCGTGGCAACGAAGAGGTTGATCGCAAGCAGATCTTCGAAGTTGGCTTCTGTAACCACAAGCATCGGCTGCATTTGCAGAACACCATCGGGTGTTGGCCTGGTGGGGCCCACCGCGAGCACAGTTTGGTTTTCTTTAAGATCTTTCAGCAGCTTGCCAACGTAGTGGCTCTTTTGCTGAAGGAGCTGTACCTTAGTCGGCACGCGTTTGTCATTTGACGGAAGGGACTCCGCCAGCACATTCAGCACACCATCGTCTTCTTGTGCTTCAGCGGTTACCCGCAATCCCAGCAGAAAAACGTTCATCTTTAAGTTTTCGGTAAACGGTCGAACGGTGGACGTTGAGAGCCTTGGCGATCTGGTCAACCCCAGCGCCTTGGCTCCGGTACGCTAGGAGCAATTTGGTGTCTCCGCAAGTAAGTTTTGAATTACTGTTGTCGTGATACTCAAAATGATATGGGTTTACGCAGCTAGTGTTTTTGCACCTTAACTTAGCTACTGTTTTATCTTTAGGTATGTCTAAGTACTTTAGTATTATTTCCTTGACGTAGATACGTTTTTGGAACACGTAAACACAGGGGCACTTATTACAGTGTGAGCCTTCCCATTCGACACATTTATCTTGTGTAAAAGTGTTGAAAGCTAGTTGCTCAAATAGGTTTGCTAACAAGCTCTCTTTTTGTTTTGTGTAAGTGAGCTCTAGCTCGTGAGCTTCGAGTGCGCGGATAATATCCTGCGCCTGCGCCTGCGCGTGGTTAGTGTCGAAAGCCTTTACAGGCAAATAAAACTTGCTGCGATTTTTTCGCAGAAGTAAGGTGTATTGACTTGTCAAACTAAAGATTACCGTCCAGCGGCGGCTTTTAAAGTTTCGTAAACGCCACCTGCGGCACCGGGGACGTTACCTTCGCGCAGAAGATTTTTATTTTTTTCGATGTAGTCAAATATCTCTTTAGCGCTGTATCCTTGTGCTTCAGCCGCTTTTACATCTTCACCGCCAAAGAACTCACTGCTAGCACCGTAAGCAGACGATATCGGAGCCCGAGTTGCCGGTGGAGCCGAAGGGGTCGGAGCTGCTACGAATCCCGGAGCTTCCTTCGCTATCGACAATTGGGAGCTAATCGGATATTGCGGCTGAGGTGCCGCAGCCGGAGCCGGAGCAGGGGCCGCTGTAGTAACGGGGGTAGTCTGTAAACCGGTCAGAACGTCAACTTTACCCGCCATAATTTGGTCATAAAGACCCCCTTTACCTGGCACGTTCGTTGATGCGGGATTTAGCAGCTGTTGATTTTTAGTGATGTAATCTTTAATTTCAGTCGGGCTGTAGCCTGCTTCGATGTTCCGCCAATAATCCTCGTGACCGAAGTACACAGGACTCGTACCGAATTTAGCGGAAATTGGTTCCCGAGCGGGCGTCGTCGGTTTTGGCGCTTCGGCAGGTGCGGCAGTTTGCGGACTAAAAGTGTTTGTAAAAGTAGGCGACACCGTAATTGGACCACCGCCGCCCAGAGTTGCAGCCTCCTTCTGACGCATCGTGACCTCGGGAGTCACTTGAGTAGCACTGCGTCCGAGCCGACCTCCGCGCTGAGTTTTAGAACCAAAAGTAAATTTAAGTTCAGGGAAATAATCGGTAAGGACAGACTCAGTTTTAGCCTCACCGTTTTGTTCAGTTACCGTGGGCAGCTCAAAACCAAAAGCTTGGCCAGCCAAATCAAAGTTATAGCGACGCCGGGCCATTACTTTTAAGACGGAATCTTTACTGATTATACTGCTTTGCAGCTCGTCAGTTCTGAATCAAAAGCTTTCACGCTTTCCGTTCGAAGAAACGTCTCAGCTGATGACCTTTTTGGATCACTTTATCCAATACGTTTAACGTAATAATTGCTTCTTCGTACGTCCTATAGGTCTGAGCTTTATCTTTGTTGATCACATAATCAGCGACAGTCTTATCCGTCAGGATATTTGTCGCGTACTTACCGGTTGGTCCGACGATGACCCAGACCTCGCGAAACTTCAGTTTTGTTTCCGAGGCCATTTCGGCTTCAGTGTAGAGTTGTTTTTTCCTAAGTATTTTAGTCGTATTATTTACTACCTTAGTTTTTTCGTCTTTTTTAATCTTTACGTCGATGTTGTGCTGCCGCTTTAGCGCACGAGCGTGGTTGCTTGCCTTTAACGGTGAATCAAAGATCTCTGGTGACACAAAAATACTTTGTTCACCTGTGATGGCAGCGTAGTACTTACCGTTGTGTTTCACTGTAAAAATCTCCTTTTCAGGTGTTTTAGGAATTTCAAGCAGGTTGTCCATTACTTAGCGGCCCACGAATTGCCTACGCTCGCATCTGCTGATGCTGGCACTGATGTTAAGACATATTGCGCCGCTTGCACCATTGTGTCTTCCAATATTTTTTTGTATTCCTCTGCCTTGTGCTCTCTGACTTCTAGAACTAGTTCGTCGTGCACACAGGCCACCAAATAAGCGTCATCGTTAAGGG